GCTGACCGTTGTTCAAGATGTTTGCGCGCATGTTGGGGTGACGTATCCCAACTCAGTCTTCTCAAACATCGCCAGCAACAGGTCGATGCAGGAGATGCTGGCGGTCGCCAACGAGCAGGCGCAGCGTATCGCCTACGACCATCGCGATTGGACAAAATTGCGCGCTTACGCGCAATTGGATGGCGATGGCGTGTTCGTGCCGCCGTACCCGGTGGCACCCGCCACCGAGGAGCCGGGCATCATTCACGTCTGGACCGGGACCACGGCGTTCAACTTGCCCGCCAACTACAAGCGCATGCTGCTGACATCGAACGTGTGGCTGACAACCTCGACGCAGCAGCCGATGCGCTTCGTCCCCGACACCGACGAGTGGTTGCGCCGCCGCATCAACAGCGCAACCGGATCGTGGGGCGAGTGGACGCTGATTGGCGGCAAGATACACATTTTCCCGGTCATGGGTGTCGGCGTCTCCGCTCGCTTCATGTATCTCGACAAGAATTGCATCGATCTCGCTGGCGGCGGGCGTGGCGACACGTTTCTCAGTGACGCCGACACGTTCACGCTCGACGAGCGGCTGTTGAAGTTAGGAATGATCTGGAGCTGGAAAGCAAACAAGGGTGCGCCATACGCCGAGGATATGTCCACGTTCTCCGACGCGCTCGCATCGATAATGGGCCGCGACAGCCCAGCTCCGATCCTCGTTGTCGGCCCGACACTGCGCCCCACCGGCTTTGGCACATGGGGCTACTAACATGCCCTATTCCTCCACCCCCGGTGAAATCCCTCCGTTCAACGGCGCATTCAATGTTGCGCTGCAAGGCCCGCCAGGGCCGCAGGGGCCGCCGGGAATACAGGGACCGTTTGGACCGGAAGGGCCAAAAGGCGACACGGGTGCCGACAGCACGGTGCCTGGGCCGCAAGGCGAAGTAGGCCCGCCAGGACCGCAAGGCGAGCAGGGCATTCAGGGCGAGAAGGGCGACACCGGCCCGCCTGGAGATCCTGAAGCAGTGATGGATCAAGTCGCTGGCATGCTGGTGGCCGGGACCAACATCACGATTGTCTACGACGACCCCGCTAACAAGCTGACCATCAACGGCACCGGAGCTGGCAACGCTGGCGGCATCACCTACGCGCCGGGCGGCAACCTCGTCGCCACCAACGTGCAGGCGGCGATCACCGAGCTGGACAACGAGAAGGTCGCCAAGACTGGCGACATGATGAGCGGGCCGCTCCAGATTGGACCCGATCCGGTTTTTCCAGGGGCTTTGTTTGCAGTCAATGATGGTGCCGGTAATGGGTTCACTGCTGCATCATTCTGGGTTGACCTAACTACTAGCTTTGGGACTGATCAGTGGAGTTCAGCAGCATTCTATTTTGGCCGTACTCGCGGCACACCGGAAGCGCCTGCGCCAGTACAAAATGGTGATGCGCTTGGCGGGTTTTACTGGAACGGCAACGAGGGTGGAGATTGGGCTAATGGCGCTGGCCTTATCGGTCAGGTTGATGGTCCGATAACAGTTGGCCATGTGCCAACAGCACTGACGTTTTGGACTGGTGACAGCCTTGGGGGCATCGAGCGCCTCCGCATCAAGAGTGACGGCAAGGTTGCGCTCACCAACCCGGTGGCGATTGTCGATGCCGATCAGGTGCCAACCAAGTTATATGTAGACAACAAGGTTGCTGCCGTTCCAGTGCCGACAGCGGCAACTGTTACCTCTACCGCCACAACCAACGTGGCGGCGACCAACGTGCAGGCCGCCATTGCCGAGCTGGACACCGAAAAGCTCGCCAAGGCTGGCGACACGATGACCGGCGATTTGACGATCAGCAAAGCAAATCCATCGTTCAATTTTGAGAAGGCTTTGTCTGGCGAGCGCACCGCCATCTACATGAAGACCGGCCTCGCTGGCGCGGCAAAATTGCGCTGGCGTTTATCGTTCAGCAACGGCACGGCTGAAGCCGCAGACGGTTCTGGTAGCGACATTACATTTGCGCGAGCCAACGATGCCGGGACGCTTGTGGATGACGTGATCACGATGCGGCGCGCAGACGGTTTGATCACTGTCCTGGGTAATCCCACTGCCGCGCTTGGTATCGCCACCAAGCAGTACGTCGATGCCGGTGTGCGTCCAGTTAACAACATAGCCGTGGCGACCTACACGCTTGTGCTGACCGATGTAGGCAAGACGCTTGTTGGGTCTATAGGCTCAACCATTACCGTGCCAGCAAATGCCACTGTGCCGATCCCGATTGGCGCGCAAATCGATCTTGCAGTGGCGTCACCATTTGCAATGACGATAGCGCCAGCCGGTGGCGTCACGATCTATTCGGAGAACAGCAAGCGCAAGCTGCCGATACTTGGTTCGTGCGGGACGCTGACGAAAATCAATACCGATACTTGGATGCTGTGCGGGAGCCTCATCGCATGAGCAACCGCCTGGGCTTCAAAATTTCCCAAGACGACACGTTCTACAACGATGCGTATGTGACGTGGCTGGCGCATTTTGAAACGGTCGCCGGTACGCTGCCAGCCGCAACGCACATAGTTGATCACTCAGCAAAACAAAACGGCAGGATAGCCCTGTCTGACAATTGTCAATTTAATGCAAACACCGGCATAGGTGGTGCTGGCACGTCGATATATTTCCCCAACAACGCCCTGGCCTACTCGCCGGTAAATATAGACAACTCGTTCAATCTGTCCGACAACGATTTCACTATTGATTGGTGGGAATACGCAGTAGGCGACACCGGAGTTTATCACCCGTCATTTGTGTGGGACACGCTGGGCAATGTCTACGCCCCCATGTTGGTTGGGTGGGGCGACAATACCGGCTTGTATTTCTACGCCTCCAACGACGCCGCGACTTGGAATTTAGCTGCTTCCGTGCCGATGGGTACGCGGCAGATGAATACCTGGACGCACCGTGCGCTCGTTCGCAAGGGTGGCTATTTCTACACATTCGAGAATGGTGTGCTTAAGGCCCAAGCGGCAGTCGGCGGCAGCGGTGTTTTCAATATCGCAACGTATGGACCGTGTCTGGGCTGCTGGCCGAGGAACGACGGCTATTATTATTTCTGGGGCTATATAGACGAGTTTCGCGTCAGCAACGGCATTGCTAGATGGACAAGCAATTTCACACTGCCTGCGGCGGCTGATCCTAAGGTCATTTACAAGCCAGACCCGGACCTCGCCACTGTCCTGCTGATGCACTTCGACAGCAGTTGGGCCGACTTCTCACAATACAAGCGCGGCGCTGCCAGTACGTTTGCCGGTCTTACCTTTTCGATAGCGCAAAGCAAGTTTGGCCGCATCTGTGCGCTGTTCGACGGCATTGATGATTATGCAACCTTTCCAGATAACCCAGACTGGACGATGGGCTTTGATTACACCGTCGATCTGTGGATACGACCGACGGCGTTACCAGCGGTGGGGCAGGCATCGTGTCTTGCCGCTCATTGGGGTGGCCCAGACGGCTGGATGATCATGCTGCTTTCGGATGGCAATGTCACTTTACTGCACCGGCAGGGCGGTACGGACTATTCGGTATATGCGTCAGCCGCCAATGTTGTGCCGAATAATTGGTATCACATTGCGGCGGTACGATCTGGGTTGACCAACAAGATTTACGTCAATGGTGTGGGTGGGGCTGGCGCACCATCCCCGCCGATGACGGATTGGGCCTCGCCTTTGTACCTTGGCATGTGGGGAAGCGGCACGTCCTACCCGTTCAAGGGCTACATGGACGAGTTGCGTTTCACCAAAGGCAAGGCGCTGTGGACCGCCGATTTCACGCCGCCGACAGACGTGCATGGCGCGACCGGGGAAAAGACGGTCTTGCTGCTGCACTTCGATGGCGATTTCAAAGACAGTTCACCCAAGCGACAGGTCGTTCAAAAAGCAACGGCACTGCTATCAACCGCGCAGAGTAAATTTGGCGGCTCGTCAGCAATCTTCAGCGGCGGCCAGCTCTGCTATGTCCCGGCGACCCCCGTCGATCTAAATTTTGGCTATGAGGATTTCACCATCGACTGCTGGTTCTACAGCACGGGCGCTACCGGGACCAACCGCGTATTGTTTGGTCGAGGCCCGCCAGACCTAGTCGGCGCGACGATAGGCGGCCTTATCGGCACAAGTAATTTTCTGGAATTGTTTATCGGTAAGACCGGCGGCAGCGATTGGGGTCAGCAGAAGCTGTCTGGAACCACGACCGTCACGTCCAATGCGTGGCACCACTACGCGGCGACCAGGGTGAACAATGTTTTCAATCTGTATCTGGATGGCGTCCGCGAAGCGACTGCCGATTTCGGTGCTTGGCCGGTGTACGCCAGCACATGGTCGCTGACGATAGGCTCGCTTGGTAATAACAACAATTACTGGACCGGCTACATCGACGAGTTTCGCATCAACAAAGGCCGCGCACTGTGGACGGCTAACTTCACTCCACCGGCACAGGCAGGCTCATGAGCGTTCACCAGGGCTTCCGCCGTCAGCCGGTGCCGCCGCAAGTGGCGCAGAAGCATCAGGCCATCACCATCCCGGCACCGGCAGCGGGCTTAACCGACAGCGACAACTTGGCGTTCATGAAGCCCGGCACCGCCGTGGTGCTGGACAACTGGGTGCCGACGCTACGTGGCGTCCAATTGCGTGGCGGCTTCATCAGGCATTGCGATCTGCATGCGCTCGACACTCCGGTGCCGCCGGTCCCGTCGCCGCTCCGCAAGCCCATCATCTCAGGGTTTGAGTACATCGACGCCGCGTCCCGGCGTATCTTCGCAGCTCAGCAGGACAAGCTGTTCGATGTCACGTCAGCCACGCCGATACTGGTGAAGGGCGGGCAGTCGAGCGGCAACTATGTCGCCTCGCAGATGGCCAACGCCAGCGGCGACCACATGCTGGTGGCGAACGAGGCTGGCGACTATCTGTTGCACTTCGACGGCCTGACGTGGACGACGTTCGACGCCAGCCAGATCACTGCGCCGACGCCGCCAGCGCCAGCCACGCCGCCGACATGCACGACCGGCCACAACCTCACCTACGTCTGCAAATACCGCAACCGCTTCTTCTTTATTGAGGGCGGGACGATGAACGCTTGGTATCTGGGCATCGACAGCCACCAGGGCGCTCTCAACCTCATTCCGCTGGCAGGCGCTGCTGCGCGTGGCGGCAAGTTGTTGTTCATCGCCGTTTGGTCCGGGGACACGGGCGACGGCGTGGACGACAAGCTGGTCTTCATGACAAATCTTGGCGAGGCCATCGTGTTCACTGGCAGCAACCCGGCTGACCCGGCCAACTGGCGGCAAGAGGGCCGCTTCCAGATGCCGCTGCCGATGGGGATGAACGCGCACATAAACCTTGGCGGCGATCTGCTCGTCGCCACGATTGACGGCATCGTGCCGCTGAGCGCAGCCATCAGCAAAGACGCGGGCCAGCTCGACTTCGCCATGATCTCGCATGCCATTCGCGGCATGTGGCGGCGCGAGGCGCTCAGCAAACGCTTCTTTCCGTGGACGATGAAACGCTGGGACGAGGCTGGCGTCATGGCCGTGACGTGGCCGGGCGGCATGCTGGGTCACCGCTACTGCGCCGTGGTGAACACGGCGACCGGCGCGTGGTGCCGGTTCCTGGGCTACGACGCCACATGCTTCATGCAGCTCGCCGCCGATCTGTTTTTCGGGACGCAGGACGGCATCGTCATGCAGTGCGAGCGCACCGGCTACGACGACGGCAAGCCCTACGTCTGCACGATGGTTGGCGGCTGGGGCATGTTTGGCCAGCAGGCGCAAACCAAGACGTGGTCGCAGGCCAGGGCGCAGTTCGTGGCGCGCCCCGGCGAGCCGTTTGTGCCGCAGATCACCGCAGCCACCGACTACGTCATCAACCTTCCGGCGGCACCACACGCCGGTATCGATAGTGGCCGCGCCGATGTCTGGGACCAGGGACTGTGGGACCAGATGAAATGGGACGCGGCGGCGCTGCCAGCGCCGACTGTGCGAAACACCGGCTGGGTGTCGATAGGCTTGACCGGCTTCTCGCATGCACCAGTGGTGCAAGTTACAATGGCCCAGAACGCCAAACCGAGTGTCGAACTGATTGCCATTGACGGTCTGTACTGGACCCTTGGCACCAACGTGTAGGAGCAAGCATGGCAGACGCACCTCCTCCAACACCGACACCGGCAGCACCCGGCAACATTTTCGAGGGTTACCAGAAGGGTGACCCAACCGACATGTTTGCGCCAGCCTACATCAAGGGCTTCGCGCCATCGCAGGAGGCGCTGGCGGCGTGGAACGCCTACAACCATCAATCCGGCATCGTCGATGCGTCACGCATGCCGAACCTGTACGTCGATCCGGCGGCTGGCGGGATGTCGGCAGGCGACGGCGTGTACGGCGGGCCGATCCCGCTACAGCAGACCTACGGCGACAATCGCGGCATGGTGGACCCGGAGGCGCTGCGCGTGGCGGCGCAGGGCGGCCACTACGACATCGAAGGCCGACGCGCCGCCATCGCCGCTCGCCTTGCCGAGAACGAGCGGCTGCGAGCGCCCAAGGCAATAGAGAGCTTGGTGGCGGCCACCCAGCCTCGCGATCCGATGGAAATGTACAAGTGGCCCTACGCTGGCGGGTCACCAGGGGGAGACTGATGCTACGCTACGTCTATGGGCAGGATAGGCTGGTGGCGGATGCGGTAGCGCAGCTCATTCCGCATGTCGGGCCGGGCGGGTTTGGTGACGCAGCCAAGACCATTGGCGTGATCGATGAAGAGGGCCGCCTCATTGCCGGTCTGGTCTATCACAACTACGACCCGCAGGCCGGAACGATCGAAATAAGCGGTGCCGCAACCAACTCGCGGTGGCTAAGCCGTGAGACGATAAAGCGCATGTACCAATATCCGTTTCATACCTGCGGCTGTCAGATGATCGCTCAACGCACCCCGGCTGACAGCGAGAGGCTGCTGGGACAGCTTGCTGAGTACGGTTACACATTTATCAAATTTCCACGCTTGTTTGGTCGCCACCGCGACGGCGTCATCTGCACACTGACCTACGAGGATTGGTGTGACAACAGGTTCAACAAAAAGTTCAAGCATCATCTGCGCGATGCGCCACAAGAGGAGGCTGCCTAATGCCTATGTACAGTGCTGGTGGCCCCGCGATGATGGGTGGCGGTGGCATGAACACCGGAGGCGTTCGTGACGCCATCACCCAGGCGTTGATGAACGTGCAATCGCCACAGCCCCGCACCGAGATGCCGGGCGCGCAACCCGGCATGCCGGGCATGGGTGCGCCGCCTGCGCCGGGCGGCATTCCTCCAGGCGTGACAGCACCTCCCGCAATGCCTGGGGCGGGTGGCGGTATGTCTGCAAGCATGCCGCCACCTGGGGGCGTCATGCCGCCGCCAATGCCAGCAGGCCAGACGCCGCCGCCGATGCCGGGCGGCGCTCCAGTGGGGCCGCCGCCGCGTGTGCCTAACATGGTGGGGCAAGCGCCAATCGACCCGACGATGGGAACGCAGATGCCCGGCGGGCCGGGCCAGCTAGGACGATACTGATGGGCGGAAAATCCTCTCCACCTCCAGCACCTAATCCGCAGGACACGGCGCGAGCGTCAACCTCGACGAACGTCGCCA